ACATCAGGACCACATACTAAGAAGTTTGCTCCACCTCTCATCGTTTTTGCGTGAATTTTGTTCGAAACTTTTTGGATTTTAGTACCTAAAGTTTGGAACCAAGTTCCTTGGTTGTAAGCTGCTGAAGATGGACCATCTATCCATGCTGAAGAAACAGTAGTTTGACCATCATGATATCTACCAACTGTAGCTGACCAGTACTCTTTAGTTAGAGCATTTTCAGATAACATTGATAAAATTTCAAGATCGATTTCCATTGAAACATATTCAGATAACATTGAAGTTAATTCTGCTTCTGCATCAATTGAGTGATAAGCGTTTAAGTCTTGAGCGAACTCAGGTGACCATACAGCTTTCAATTTACGAGTCTTAGCTACGATAGTTTCAGATCGTAATTCTACATTTACTTCTGGAATTGCAGTAGTATCTGTTAAAGCAGATCCAGCTGTATCTTCAAAATCACCTCTTGAAGTTGCAGTTGGTTGCTTGTAGTAATAGATATTACCTTTAAGTTGATTACCACCTGCGACAGTAGCTCCACCTAATTCATTATTTACGCCTGCACCTTCTACTTTACAGTAAAATAATACATTTGTTCCGTCAATTCTAGTATAAGCTGGATAATTATCTGCTTCTGTAATTAAAGATCCAGATGTAAATCTCCATGCTTGTACATTTTCTTGGTCTTCATCTGCAATTGCTGATAATGCTACCGAGAATTCGTATGTTCCTGCTATTGCAGCGCCTGGGTCAGCTGAAGATGATAAGTCCATATCATAGTCTAAGTCAGCCCATGTTGCTGAAGAGGATGCGAACGTTACTAATAATGATTGAGTTACGTTTTGTGAATATCCAGATCTTCCACCACCATAAAGACCGCCAGTAGCGTCTCCTGAAGATGATGTATTACCCATAATGTCTTCACCTGCTGTAAATCCTCTTTCATCACTAGTAGTTCCATACTTAAAGTCTAAGAAGAATACAAGTCCTGATGGAAGGTTCATTGGTTGAACTGATACAAAATCTTTTGCAGCAATTTCGCCAAATATACGTCTAACTAACGGAAGAGCTACTCCTGACCATTCTTCAGAATTCGAGCTAGTTCCAGTTTTTGAGTTTTCATCAATTAACTGTCTTGCTTGATTTTCTAAAAGAACTGCCATTCCAGACCTTTCATATTCGTTTCCGATACCCTCTAATAGACCAGTATTTTCCCATTTTGATGTAAGTACACGCGCTTCGTCTAATTGACGTTTATGTGCTGCACCTGCATCTGTTAAAAGGTTGTTAATACTTTTCATTTTAGATTTCTCCTAATTTTTGTGCAGTACTATAATAGTCCTGCGAGTTTTTTCATTCTACTTGCCATGTCATTACCTTCTGCAATAACAGTTTTTGGCTTTGTTGTTTTTTGAGCTTTTGATGCTAAACCTTCAGTTCTTAACTTCTTTGCAGTAGTCTTAACTGGAGATTTTAATGATTCCGCTAGTGTTGTATAAACAAGTTTCACTTCTCTTAACGAATGAGCTCTATCGAAAGTTTCAATAACTCTCATTTTTTGAGACTCAGTTAAGCTTTGAGATTTGAATAATTTGTTTGAGAACAATAGTTTTGCATTAAGAAGATTAACTTCCGTCAAAGTTGATTTCAAAGATCTGATTGTGTCATAAGCTTCTTTTAGTTGCTCTTTGTACACTTCAGCTACTTCTTCTTCTTCTTCGTCTTCACCTTCTTCTTTCAACGCCTTCAAGATTGATTCGATGTTTAAGTCTTCTTCATCTTCCTCGTCTTCTGCTGGAGCTGCGAATTCATCTTCTTCGGTAGCTTCGTCTTCGGCTGGTGCCTCTAACTCGTCTTCTTCAGTAGTTTCTTCTTCAGCTGGAGCTTCTAACTCGTCTTCTTCAGTATACTCAGTTTCTTCATCTTCTTCACCTTCTAACTCTCTAATGATTTCTTCTAATTCTGCATCAGTTTCATCATCTTCTTGTTCTTCCAGTTCTTCTTCTTCGTCTTCTCCTTCAGTAACAGCTTCTTCATCTTCCTCTTCACCTTCGTTTTCGGTTAATTTGTCTACTGTTGTGTCTTCACCTTCAGCTCCTAGTGCTGCAGATTGTTTTTCTGTTTCAGATTTTTCTTCGTCATCGCCATCAGCTTGGTCGACTTTATTGTCGCCTGAACCGATTTTAGATGAATCAGATTGTTCTTCTACAGGATTAACATCTTCTTCTTCAGTACTATCTTCATTATCTAATTCTTCTTCAATTTTATTAGATAACATAGATTGAAGTCTTGGGGTGAAAGCTTCTTCTAGAGCTAACTTAGCGTTTGCAATAGCGGTTTCTCGAACTGCCTTAGCATCAGCAATAGCTTCTTTTAATAAGTTGCTTGCCATTTTTACTTCTCCTAAATTTTTAATTTGGAAATAAGATTATTGGAATCTTAATAGATTTT